AGGTCAACGCCGGATAAAACATGAGGATACCAGTACGCATCTCCAGTCGTGGCACTTTCGTAATAGTTGAAAAGTGTAATTTTAGATGAATACATGATACCCTCTCCTTAATTATTCTTTCTGCACTGTCTGCTTAATAACCTGATTCACACCGGTAGCTGACAATCCATTAAACATACCGACTGCAACTGCCGTGATATAATCCGTTGCCGGAAAATCTGGGATAACTCCCATTCCGACAGCTCCGAGAATTCCACCGATAACCGCCATGATTACTGGAATCCATTCATCGGAGATTCTTTTTGATGCTTTACAGCCCATTCCTACGATGTAGCAAATCATAACGATTGCGATACATGAGCCTAATGTTGAAATGTCCATTATTTATCACTCCTTAATGCCTGAATAGCACTCATAAAACCGGCAGTATTTTTAGCCATTTTCGCAATGCTTTCAGGCTTTTTAAGTTCTTCAATAGTTTCACGGAATGCCTGTTTCACTTCGGGGTTTTCTCTAAATATCTTTTTCATATTTTCTCTTGAACACTCAAGACAAATATCTGTACTCCAATGTGGTTTAAGTTCTTTCCCGCATTGTCTGCATTTCATATTCACACCCCCGCATAAAGAACTGGTATTCCATTATCCGTTCTTACTCTCATCAGAAGCGGCAATGCTGTCTTAAGAAGTAAGTCATTCGTTTTCTGTACATCTCCGGCGGCGGCATACACTGCACTCCATTCTTTTGCACTCGCTCCAATCTGCTGAGGTGTTGCATAAGAGATGGATTCACTGCCAGATGATACAGATGTTACAATGCCTGTCGAGATGTTCCCGACATTTATGTCGGTTACATTTGCCGATGCCTGATTAATTGCATTCTTTTCGGCAAGCTCAATCTGATACATTAATTCAGCCAATGAACAGACTGCCTTTTTGATGCGCTTCTTCGCGCGTTCGTTTGTTGGCAGTCCGTCCACCAACCTATCGGATGTCATCAAATCCACAAAATCACTTGCTTTTTCTGCCAATCGCGGAAAGTCAGCTTCTGGCACGACCGAACCGAAGTATGAAGTTTTATAAAAATCATAATCTGCATAAGCCATGCCAGTTACCTCCTGCGTTTATCATTTTGCTGTTACAGTCGCATGTCCGGCACTCAGTGCTTTATAAGCGCTGTCGCACTCAACCACTGTGATTACCTGCCCTGTTGTTGCGGTAATGTCAGATTCTCCATCCCACGCGCTCCAGTTCTTCACATTCTGTCCGTAGTCTACGGTAGTCTCAGAAGATGCGACTTTGTATTTATATACATTTCCTGCGCTTACTTTTGCCGGAGTAACAGTCACTTTAGTATCTCCACTTTTACTTCCTGCTGCGGAGTTTACAGTGAGAGTTCCAAGTGTCTGAGTTGTGTTGATAGTTCCGACAGCAACAGCGTCAATATATTCTGCAAAGAGGGTAAGTCCCATGATTGCGAATGATTCAGACACTGCTGTGTGGTAATTGCCCTGTGTATGGAATCCGATCAGATTTGTTTCACCGGATACAGTATATACAAGACCCGCTCTTGCAAAATCAGATTCATTCGGATCCACGTAGTAGAGAACGATGTTTTCTACAGGTGTAGCGATTACTGTTCCTCTCGGAATTTCACTGTCAGATAACAGGAAGATTGTCTTGAATCCCAGGAAGTCTTTCGCATACTGGAAGCCGAACTGGTTCTGAATAGAAATCTCAGCTGCTCCGATATACTCGTACACGTCCAGAATATTTACAAATCCAACAACGCCAGTCACATTTCTGTGCATCTGTTTGAATTTGTTCTCTACACGGCCTTTAGCCATTGCCAGAGCCATCTGGAAAGTGGTTTCCGTGAATGAGAGAGTACCTGTTTTCAGATAGTTGTAAAATCTTTCAGTAACATTGGTCTGAAGCTGGAAGAGGAATTCATCATCGGTCATCTGAACAGCGTTCTCATAACCGTGATCCTTGATTGCTTCGATAGATACAGCCTTTGCGTATTTCTCGATAGTCATTTCTGCATAGGGCTTTTCTTTTACAACGAATTTGCTGTAAGGGATTTCCTCGCCCTCACCAACATTTCCGTTCTGTAATGTACCCTCTGCATATTTTGATTTAAGAACCGCTCCGGGTGTCTTTTTGATTGGACGCATGATACCAAGGATTTCACGTAAGTGTTCCCAGTTTCTTTCGAATCTGGTAACAAAATCAATCTCACGTGCTGTGACCTGGATATCATTCGTCATGATAAGATTAGCTTTTGCTGTCATATAAAAAATCCTTTCTACCCATAATTGTTAAGGTATTGGGTTAGCGGCTATACTCTGGTACATAGTCGGTGTAAAAATCACTGGAATAACTGGATATTCTGAGCGATTGCAGCCTGTCTCTCGGACGGGTCTTTGATCGCTTCAATATCTTTCTTTGTCATGCTTCCCGGTGTCTGCTGCTGTCCAACATGAGTGGTAAATCTTGCCTGATTCTGCTGAGCCTGCTGCTGAGATTCGTCCACGAAAGCAGACGCGTCAGACTGTTTCATCTGCTCAATCAGATCGTTCAGTCCGAGGATTTTACCGTCTTTCAGCTTCAATCCTGCTTCCTTGATGTCTGCCATAACTGACTTCTTTGCCGCCTCACTGGAAAATTTAACATCATCAAGTGCTGTTTTAAGTGCATCTGAAAAATCGCGGTCATAGATCTTTGCATTGAATTCTTTCTCTGCGTCCTCAGCCTTCTTCTTCCATCCAGCAAGCTCTGTCTGAATGTTTGCCGGGTCGATACCGTCAAAGCCTTTTAAGGTTTCTTCTGCTGTCTCAGCACGTTCCTTCCAACTGTCGCGTTCTCCTTCGACTTTCGACAGAGTTTTCGCTACTTCTTTAGCATTCTTGTAATGCTCAGAGAGTACCTTTTTCACATCTGCCTGTTTGTCTTCCGGGATCTCAATTCCAAATGATTTAAGTGTGTCAATAAGTTTCTGCATATACATCCTCCTGGTCGTGTTTATTGACCTGCCGCCGCAGGTAAGTGGATTAAGCCAGTTAGACCACTGGCAGGGTAGCTGGAATAACAGGAATCGAACCTGTGACACTCTGATTAACAGTCAGATGCTCTACCAACTGAGCTATATCCCATTAACCCGGATTCCCGGGTTAGCAAGGTATTTAACGTGCTATGCCTAAACACGAGACGTTTCGGGCTACGTCAACACCGCCTATACGGTCGTGCACCTCGCACGGGTTGAATTCCACTGTTCAGTTATATGCTCTCACAAGGAGGTATGCCGCCATGCACTAACGGCAATGGTACGTGTCGGAAATTGCATCCGCTTTTCAACCTCATGCTTCTTATGTGGCAATCCGGCCACTGCATTTTCTATTAAGGACACGCACCTAAGAAAGGAGGAATCAATGAAAAATGTCTATGTCAAGTGGCTACAACCACTTACGAATCTTCCCTATGAATATATTTTACCACAAAGTAACCAAAAAGTTGTGGTACATGTTTTGGCTAATTAGAGCATATCCCGGAGCTTTTCCACGTATCTCTTAACAAGATCACGTTCCTCCCGGCACTCCGCGTCCTTGGACATATCACTCATTTCTGTAGTGAGTTCGTCCAGGTGTTCTTCCAGGGCGGCGAGCATCTTTCTTTTGCAGTCCTCAGATTTGCCGGAACGATAGCTCTGTTTCTGTGTCATATAGTCGTCATAAGCATCTCGTCCGTCAGAACGGCTGTAATGCCCTCTGACATAATGTTCACCACGTCTGGCATAAGAACTGCCCCGATCGTAATCCGGCATCATTCTGCCGTCATTTGCGCTGTATCTCCCCATGTTGTCGCGCTTTCTTCCGCGTTCACTGTAATCGTCATTGTATCCGCTACGCATCTCATCAAGAACAGTGTTGTAATATTCCACTTTTTTGTCCCAATAATACGTATTCTTGATATCCTTGTACATATCAATCAGCTTGTATGTCATTTCCAGATTTCCAGTGGTCAGCCCACTGTCAGCAATTTTGGACAGTTCGTCTTCAATTCTTGCACATAAATCCTTAATGTCTCTCATAATCACACCTCCTACGCTTCTCTGGTCACAACAATATTTGCGTTCGCAACAGAAATCGCCTGATCGCTTGTGTTCTCCACTGCGATATTAACGCAACATCCACGAGGTACATCAATATAGATGCCAGAGGACACATTGTTGTACTGATCCACTGCCGCCGGTGTGGAAATCATCTGAGAAGATAATACAGGTTCGCCAGAGATTGCGATAGCCAAAGAAATAGCCCCGACAGTACCTCCTGTTGGAATTGCAATATTACCAGAGAAGTCCACGAAAAATCTAGCCTTGCACTGGTTAGTAAGCCCTCTCAGCGTAATAATCCCGCTTCCTTCCCTGTGCTGAATGCAGTTAGAGCCTTTAACTGCTGTGTTTGAAAATGTTACATTTCCTTTTGCTGCTACGGTCTGAGCAGCTACATTTGTAAATTCCGCCATAAAAATACTCCTTTCATATCACAAAAGGACAGGTCTCAGCCTGCCCCTCTGTGTAATACGGCATAAGCCGACATCCGAAATCAATCGAAAGATACTCTCGATATGAAGTTATTAACAATTACATCCGGTGTTGCATCCGCATCCGTAATATGTGTTCGGGTTAGGAACCTGATATGCCGGGATCGGTGCCGGATTAATCGCATTAATGAGCTGCTGTGTCTGTGAAGCCATTGCAGTTGTGAGAAGTGCACTCTGGCGATCCTGAGAAGCGGCACGTCTGAGGTCGTTATTTTCAGCCTGGAGATTGGATATCTTCTCGTTGCACAGGTAATCAAGGATTGCCCTTGTTCCGGCGTTCTGGCTGTCGATAATGTCTCTTGTGTTACTGTTCATGGTGTTCTGCAATGCACAGGTATTCTGTGCCATATTGTAGTTTACACCCTGGATTGCTTCCCTTGTTTCACAGCAGCAGTTTGCAAGCTGTGCCTGGAGCGCATTGGTATTCTGCATATTCGCTACAGTATCGGCATTAATAGCCTGCTGGATGCCGAAGCCAGTCTGCATGATGTTGGTGTTGATTCCATTGAATCCGGTAAGCATACCATTATTCATGGCATAGAAGCCATCACACAGGCCACTATTGATTCCGTCAAGCTTGCTGATCACTGCGGAGTTATCAAATCCTCTCTGAATATCCGCCTGAGTAGCTGCTGTGGCTACATATCCACCGCCGTTGCCATTATTGCCCCAGCCGTTGTTTCCCCATCCGCAAAATGCGAACAAGAAAAGCACGATAAGCCACCATGCGCCATCTCCGCCAAACATTCCATCATTTCTGTTGTTCCCGGTCAAAAGAGCAACGTCCGATGCTGTTAAATTTCCATCCATAGTTATAATCTCCTTTTTGTATATTTACATCAATCTGGCCAGATTGTAATGTACTATTTCATATTCTTCAGCAAATTTTGGAACTGCCCTGCCATCTGCTGAACCTGATTAAGTTGCTGTTGAGAAATCCGTCCAGACTGTAACATTTTCTGGACTTCTTCTTTTGGATTTCCCTTGTAATTCTGTTTAAACTGCATGAATTGCTGTATCATCTGCATCGGTCCGTTCCCCTGCGGCATCCCACCGCCAAGTGCGTTAAATAATGGATTACTCATCTGCATTTCCTCCCTTGGTCGCTGATTCCTGTGCGGTATTAGCCCTAACAGGTTCAGAAAAAGAATTTAATCGGTTTATGATAGCTTCGTATTTTCCCTTTAAATCGTCGTATTCCTGTCTGGTGACGTATTTACTGTCCATGTTCTGAACAGGCTGTTTAGGCGGCATCTGAGAGCCTACCTCGTGATACTCAAACGTTCGCAATGGCTGTGGCATACCGGAAACGTCTGTGGATTTTATAAAGAATTTTTCTGATTCTGAATCCATTAGTAAAACACTTGTCCCGGGTGCTACCAGATAGGATTTTGCGCCGACTTCGCCGGATACCCACAGAATGCCATTATTGTTCTGCTGCTGTTGTACTGGTTGAGCTGGCATCTGGACAGGTTGTTGCTGAAATTGATTCATCTGCCCCGGAACGCCAAAACTGTATTGATAAGGATTGTTATATAATGCCATCTCGTACACCTCCTATGACTTATTCTATGACTTATTCTATGACTTTCTATGACTATTTTTACATAAAAAAAGAGCCTTAGACAGTTCGTCTAAGACCCATATAAGTATCTGAAAAGTATCAGCATACTTTGATTATTTTATTATTTACCCGGCGACTCAACCGCTTTGCTGTTGATATACTCACGTTCATCTGTTCAGCGCAGTATTCGAGCGTATATTCCTTACATCTCAGCCGGAACAATCTTTCTTCGTCCGGTGTGAAATTACACTCTATCAAGAATCTGTCTACATCTTTCTTTGTGAACACATATAATTTCATGAGCATACCCCTTACTAATGCTAACGTTGATTCTGCGCAAGATAATTTGTAAGCTTCTGTTTTGTTTTTTTTAATTCTTCTACATTATTCCCACTAATCTGACTATCCAGCATGGTCGACAACACTTCCAGAATTAATGAATCTCGTTCTGCGATTCTCCGAAGACTTTCATAATCTCGTCTATCATGTTCTTCCAGTGTCTCTACTCGCTTATTAAGTCGGAATGCCGGGGTAATCCATTTAAAGATTACCGCTGCTGCCCCTCCGACAATGGACACCCCTCCACAGATAGAGAGGAAAATCTGTACAAATTCTGATATGCTCATTTAGCTACTCCTTTTTCCCAGTAATATACTGGGATCTCATTTCCAGAATCCCATGTATCGAAATATTTGCCGTCTTGTACCGTCACCACATGACCATCTATACAGAGGATGTATGTACCTGTCGGATGGTCTGTGCAAAAGTCATTGACTGTATAGATATATCGCTCTGATTGTTCAATCAGTTTGCGTCTGTATCCATGCTTGTAGAGATACGCTCCCCAGACATAATTCGCACTCGGCATATCTGACAGAGCACATGCCTGTATCATTAATCCGACGAATACCGTTTCCCAGTCGAAGCCAGTTGCTTTGCATATTGCTCGGACAACGCAATCTCCTGTTCTTTTATCCTTAACAGGATTTGGATTATAATATTCCCATCTGTCCATCAGTCAATCCCCTTTGCTGTCTTATATCGTTTTGCCGCTCCTCTGGCTTTAGCGGCGTTCTGGCGGTTCCACTTCGCTATCATGAGCCGGTCTTGCAGTTCTCTCAGGTCATTCTGCTTGCAGTAATCTTTGTATGCAGCATTTTGTTTCTGCAAAAGATAAGACTTCCGGTCAAGGTCTTGCTGTAATGCGAATTTCGCCTTTTCGTTCGGTGCATTGTCAACTCCTGCTTGCAGTCCAAGAACCTCTCTCTTTGTTTTGCGGATTCTTCGCTCATAAGCACGTTGCCGCTGTTCTTTTTCGTACTGCTTTCCCTTGTCGGCTTTATCCTGTGCCGATAGTTCTGCGTAGGGATTCGGCATTCCTTCCGCCCAAACTGAAAAATGATGTCTGCAATTTACTCCACATATTCCATCAGCTTCGCCATAATGACAGTTTTCAATAAAATCTGGATATTGACTTGCTTTTTGCTCCAGCATTCTACGGTATTCTGATGTGTCTCGCTCTCGAAAAAACTCCGGCTTGATTTCTTTTAATTTTTCCCAGTCTATGGAAAATACCTGCCCTTGCCATACTTCATGACTTGGGCGACTTCCTATGTGCGCCGATGTCAATACTAAACCGTATCCCATTTCTTTCATTCTTGCTAACTGAATATCAGCACATGCCTGAGCCACACCAGTCCTGACAGAACGTGCTACTGCTGTTTCAATCGTGTCTTTTCTGCCAGATGGATATGTGACAGTAACACCATCACTCACAACGTTATTAACTGCTTCTTTGATGGCTTGCGTATATCCAACTGCCCCAGTCATTACATGGTTATACGCAAGGTCGCACTGCTCAATATAGAGCCTTTGAGCGGCACTTGCAGTTGTTCTTGTAAAGTTCTTCCACTCTCCCATAGTCGCAAGCATATTCCGCTCCATGAGTCTTATCATAGCTGGTGACTGTTCGAGCGGTACAGGGCTTAATCCTGCCGCCTTGTATATCTTGTCATCATAATCGAGAGCAGTGATTCCAGCATCTTCAAACGCTTCAAGAAGCTCCTGCCGTTCACGTTTGGTGTATCTGGATAATTCTGTCAGAATATCCTCTAACAGTTCACCCGATTCCTGTAGTGTTCTGATTCTCCACGCATCGGCATTGGTCAGAATATAATCTTCACCTCTGCCGATTCTTGACATCATTCTCGACACGATCTCAGAGATGATATACTGATGCAGTTCTTCGGCAATCTGTTCGCTGCCCTCTGTTATCCGGCGTAAATATTCTGGACTAAGTATAATATATCACCTCTTTCGATAAAAGTCGTGGTACATGTTTTGAAAATATGCTACAATCAACCTATTAAGGAGGTGTCACAAAATGTTTCTAAAATTAAAAGTCTATTGCACTTGTAATTGCAACTATTATGTAAATGAACAAATTAATACGGAAAAGGTAATTTGTCCAAACTGCGGAAAAGAACATCCGTCTTCATCACAAATTATATCTATGCTTCGCATGGCTAAGTGCATTAATGATGGCAATGTCCCTGGTGCAAATACGGTGAGGACATTTGCTGTATCTAAGCAAGAAGATTCTGGCTGTTAATAATGTTATTGCAAAGTGGAGAGGGGTTTTAATCCTCCCCACTTTTTTGCTTAATTCGCTAAAGCCTCCTTTAGTTAATTACTTACCCTCTGGATATTCCTCTTTATACAGCATTTCATATTCTTCCACAGGAAGTTTTCCTTTTTCCACATACTCAATACCATATTCTCTTACTTTATCCTGATATTTCTCAGGAATTGCATCATATGTAATAGTTCCTACGATCAATCTGTTAAAATATACTTTTGCCATCATTTTATTTCTCCTTTTCTTATTCAGCATTTCCAAGTGTTTCAAGCAGTTCGCAGACAGCAATCTCAAGGTCATTGATACGTTCTTCATTGCTTACCACCGTTTCTTTTTTCTCAAAGTCTGATTCAGCCAGACCAAGTTTCTCTATCATCTTTTTCTGCATTTCAGTCATTTTGCCACCTCCGCTAAAGATATTACATATTCCTCAGAGCTTGGTACAGGGATTCTGTAATCATCACCGTGACTGTTTTTAAATGTCAGTGTACCGCCTGCTTCTACTTCAAGAGGTTCCTGGAATGTATCGCCTATAATGTCTGATATATCAATTGTCCTGTCACTTTTGTGATATTTCTTTTCCACAAAATCAACAAAATTCCCACTCTCTCCATAACCATCTAGGTCAAGAATGGCTTGCGGGATTGGATAGGATGTTTTGTGGTATGGTTTAAAATCATCTGCTGTCAATACGCCTTCAAAAATTCCACATTTTTCATAATCATATATGGCAACCTGCGTATCATATGTTCCAAAAATCTTTTTTGCGCCAGTTACTGTAGTTATACTACATCTATCCACGAACCTGTTGCAAGCTCCCTTATCCGTTCTTAAGTTCGTAGACTGCAAATTAGTGTTCGTATTTTCTCCAGATAGAATAATAGTATAGCTTTTCGATTCATCCGGAAATTCGAAAACAGTCTTATCGCTTATTACACTTGCTTCGATACTTACCTTTCCATTCGCTTCATCAAGAGTTCCACCTAATTCTACAATTTTATCTGCAAATGCTTTTCCACCCAACAAATTCTTTCCTTGCTCCGTCACTTCATTCACAGGTGCGCTCATCAGTTCTCCTGCATTGTACGGATAATAATCTACTGGGAACATTGCTTCAAATTCTTCCGGTGTAGATGGTTCATTACCTGTTCCAAACATTTTTGTAAGATCTACAAGCATCATATTTTTAGCTTTAAGTGTATCTCCAACAGAATTGTTATCCATGTATAATAGTCCTCTTTTTGATACTGCATCAGTTGGTGTATACAGTATACTTAATTTAGTCCATGTATTGCTATCTAATGATCCTAACTGAATTCTAAAATTTGTTACATATTCACAGGATATGGTACATTCTTTAGATGCACATAAGGAAGCAGATATGTAATACTTATGATTAGGTACCACTGTATAATTGGACGGATATACAAATCCATAGGAATATCTATTCGGAGCAGATGCATCAATCACTGTCAAAATAGCACAATCATCTTCATAAGAAACCTTTGTGTGTGCATTATCGTAAGGTGCATAGTTTGTGTATGGCTGCAACAGCTGATTCCAGACAATGGTCTTCCCGCCGATCTGCTTCACGCTTGCCATCTTTGTGCCACTCGGAACCGTTTTCTGGTATGCCTCTGCTTCATCTGTCTGAAATTCATAGCTGATACCCTGATTGAGTTTCCAGAGTGCATCGAGTTTTCTGTTGGTTTGTACAAGGGATGTTTTATCGGCTTTTGATGTTATATCTTCCTTTAGCGAACTAGTTTCCGTTTTCAGCGAAGCAATGTCTGTCTTATTCTGCTCGATCTGCTGTGCCTGCTCTGTGGTAGCTCCAGGCTTGATTGGATTCTTTTCAAGGTACTCATTTACCGCATTTTTGATTTCTTCCGGCGAAATTTCACCGCCCATTCCTTTTAGGCACAATTCGTATAAATACTTCTCTTTTCGCGTGATCGGCTTCGGGAGTTCGCCCGTGTAATCACCTGTCAGATATGCAAGATATTTTTCTTCTCTCGTTACTGGTTTATCTGCCATCTTTTTACTCCTCTCCGAATAGTGTTGGTTCGTCTGGCTGAGCTTCTTTGACCATTGCTTTCGCATCTTCCTCGGTCATTCCTTCAAATTTTACGAAAAACAGCCATGCTGGAACCTTTCCCTGTACAACATACTGCCACCATCTTGCACGGTCTTCTTCTCTGTTGTAGGTTATGTCTCCGAAGTCGTATGTTGTTTCGTAAACGCCCACCGGAGCTAGATCGTACAGGTCGGCAAAAACATTGAGTGCATAGATTACGCCATTCAGACAATCCTCCAGCTTATCCCGAACGTCCTTAATAAACTGAATTGTCCGGCGGTCGTCCGCTTCCACCTGCGTAGCCGTCACCATTCCAGTTTTCTCGTTAAACACAAAATAACCACTGCTAAATCCACATTTGTAGCTAAGCTGTGACAGTAGCGCATTGATTCCGGCCAACCGTGCATCCGTGTTGAGCTGTGGATTGATTTCCTGATAAAACTCTTTTTCGTCCTGTCCGAACACGTTCTTGACATAATGCGGCAATTTCATCTCGTTTCGCCTGTTCTCCATACCTCGTGGTGACATGGCTGAAACAGGTGTACCGCTTGGCATCAGTAGTCTATCATCTAACAGAGCAATCTTCTGAGAGTCTTTAATTTCCCCCGCGTTCCGACTATACGCAACATCAATGTCTCCCAGCTCCTCAATGCCTTCAGCAAAAACCGGTAAGCCCAGTGGTGTGCTGATATCCACATTGTTCGCCTGTGGTGTCCGTAGAACTCCGAAAAGCGGTCCGTCCAGCTTTTCTCCGTTTGCCTTGAGAATCGGTGGCGTATCTGCCATGAGATCAGCCCATTTGGTCTGTTTAAGGTCAATCTTATTGCCAATTGACTGAGGGGATTTTGATACATAGGCTCTATTAGAAATATAATATGGATAAGTTGTCACGCCGTCCACGGTGGTCTTAACAAAGCGATGATATTCAAGCCGTGTATAGTATTTTCGTCCAACAGTATAAGAATCCTTGAATATAATCCCTTTTATTTCCTGATTGTCATAATCCACAATCATCACATCTGCCGGAGTAAATACATCAAGGCTCTCACCGTTCGGCTTGATGAAAACCGTTCCATAGGCGCAACCGTACTCTACCCAGTGACGTATCTGAAAATATACCTTGTTAATCTGTTTCTGAAGCCATGCAGCCCTTGCGGAACTGCCGATCTGGATGCCGATTGCCAGCGTTGTGAGCCGTGCTGTCTCTGAGCAGACAGTTTTCGCGAAATTGATCGTCTTGATATTATCCTCATCATCCAGCCATTCCGGCGCACCCCTGTAAATGTTCGCACACCGGTTAATCAGTGATTCCATTTCTGGAAACTCTGCTGCCTGGATATTAAAGTCCTCTTCAGCTTGTTTTTTGAATATCATGTTAAACCACCTTTTTAGTGTTGATATAAGTCCCATTTAGTCACCTTTTTTTTACAGTCAAATCCTTATCAATGCTCAGCGGATCTCCTGCAAAGTTCCATAGCTGGATTTCTTTACAGACAGCTCCACACTTACAACACTGAACATATTCGCTCCACACCTGGTCTACGTGCATTTTATCATTGATTAATTTATCTTCTAATGGCTCTTCGGATATCGGAACAATTATCACGCTTCCGCACTTGCCACATTTCATGATGCGCGTGCAACCTTTTCCATATCTGATAAATCTGTATGCTATTTTTATTCTGTCAAATAACTTATTATCTCTCATTATGCACTGTGCCCCCTTCTCATGGACAATGGACTGGTTGCGTATCTGAGAGAATCTATCCAGTGATCGTTGCCATCTGGATAATCTGCAATCACTTCTCCATTGCTATCTACTTCATGCTCATAATTGATAATTTCCTTGTATGCTCTAGGCGTTCGTGCTGGATCAATGACTAATGTTCGGCACTGTAGCCACTCAAACGTATATTTGCGGCTTCCCGGTGTAACAATAGCCCTACGTGCTGGAAGCCCTGCATCTCGGAAGTCAATAATACTTTCTTCTTCATCAACTCCGCAAGATATTGAATAATCATCATATCCCTTTTGCTTTATTTGGCCAGCCATTGCTGTATTACGGATTTTGCAGCCGCCAAGCTCATCTAGTAGGATAACTTTGTCCTGATTAGGCACATAAGCCACACGGATAAATGCCTTTGGATCTGGATACCATCCCCAATCCTGACCCTGATAGATGCTTTGATACTTCTGGATTTCTTGATCTGAAATTGTCCTGATTTCCAACAGTTCAAAAATGTTTGTACCAAGTCCAACAGGAAGACCAAGATATTCATGCTCATATGCTCTCGGATTTGTTTTTTTCAGATGCTCCGCGTCGTCAAGGAACTGTTGTCCCAACCACTCGATAGGAACAGATCTGTAATCGCTCTTGTGTCTGTAACTGTCAGATCTCGGCTCGTCCACATATACATTCACCCAGCTGCTCCGACTGATCGGTGGATTGAATGTCTTGAAAACTACAAATTTACTACCACCACGAAGAACCGACTGCTGCACTGTACGGATTTCCTTAATTCCGGCAAATTCATCAAGTTCCTCAAACCAGAGATACTTGAAATATCCTCGTTTTACCTTAATAGATTTAGTCTTTTTTGCCTTGTCCAGTCCTCTGAATATGATTTTCTGTCCAGTAGGTTTATAAGTGTACTGCATAGGGCTTACACTGGTGTCCCACAGATCGTTTACTCCCAGTGCATCAATTCCCCATGCTATCTGTTCATACACAGATTCTCGGAGTGTATTTCCGACTTTACGGAAAATAACAGCATTCGAGAACACATCATTCTCTGCGTCCTGCATCATCAGGAAAGGAATCATTACACCCACAAAAGATGACTTCGTGGATCCACGCCCGCCGTACAGATCGTAATATGTATGTTTCTCATCCAGAATGTCCCAAAAGACTTCATAGAAAGCAGGAGCTATTATATCTTTCAGACTAATGGAATTATTATTCATCCTGTTTCTCCGGCCTTGGAATATTATTTACAATCGTAATCTTTCCATCTCCAGAATCATCATTTTTCTTGTCAGCATCCCATCCCTTAAAATTATTTCTCAAGCTGAACTGAGCACCATTTGAACCGTCACGATCAAATAGCCTTTCCTCTGCGTACTGTTCTACCCTCGCTTTTGCGCGCGTAATCGTGTCAACGAATTCCAGCTTTGCCTGATAATTTAAGAGTGCCTGTCTACTCGTAAATCCAAGAGCTAAAGCAAGACCTGTAACAGTCGGGGGATGAACATCTATGAAAACAGGAAGGCCAAACTTATTAAATATTTGATTACCTTCATTATCAGTTAATGGATAACCCTTGCAATCTTCGAAATACTGTTCTATTTTGCTCTCAATCTCTTCAACGCTTGTGTACTTTGGCGTCATTCCCACGTTCTCACCTCCAACTGGCTATAAAATCCCATAGTAACACTTCTGAGTATATTCTATCATAGGTTGGCGGAAAAGTTGTGGTACATGTTTGAGAAATTTTGCGCTAAAAAGAGCCGGTAAATACCGACTCTCTAATTTTATTCATTGCTTTGTAATTTTCTGATCGTCTCGCCCTGATCTCCTGGACACCCCATAAAACATTCCGGGCAATGTTCGTAAAATGTGCATCTGATGCAGTCATGTGGACTGATTGAGCTGCAATATTGATGCAGTACTGCAAATGCTGATATGGCGAGCTGTGGGGTTATGTCTGGTGTAGGTTTGTCTGTCATAGTTATCACTCCTCTCAAATTCGCTAATTTCGAATAAATACCCCGTCTTTGTTTATGTCTGTTGTCTCAATGTTTACATAAACTGATTTCCCTGTTAAATTAATCATATTTTTCCTCTCTTAATCTTATTGCTCGCTTTACCTCTTTATCAGAATCTCTGACAACTCTACCACTTGCACATTTTACGCACTTGATTCTCCAACCACCTTTATATCTTTCGAAATGCCCATAACCTGTTGGAACTTTTTTACCGCAACAATAGCAAGTTCCTGGATACCTATTTCTTGCCATTTACCTCTCCTTTCTCAATCCATTTCCACCAGAGAACCACATATACTGTTCTTTTAAAAAATAAACCGTAACACTCTTTATGGATTGAATCAAAATTCTCTCGTCCAATTTCCATTGCTCTTTTCCGTGCTTGATCTAATGTTTTACACGGCTCTTGACACAAAAACCACATGATTATTTCACCTCTTTCGTAATTGCATCAATACAAGCATTCCAGCCAATCTTAAAAAGTGGCTCGAAATCTCCAAGTTTCCGTTCCTTTTCATCGTCGAATTTTTCCGGCAATGGCTTTAACGGACACCAATCAGGTCTAATACTCAAATCTGTAATATCTCTATTGTTTACTCTACAGAACGGGTGAAGCACTCCGCTGCGTAAAACGCATAAAGCACAATATTTTGGCGTATTTATCACTAATACTGATTTACTCATTTTCTTCTGCCTCTTTTCTGCAAGAATGATCCGTACTGTGCCGGACTGATAATATCTTCCTTTTCTCTTGTAGCCTGGCAATATCCAAGCCTTCCGTTCTTTTTGTTCTCTTCTTTTGTAAACATAGTAGAAATATCTTTGCCTTTACTCATCTGATTCCTCCTGTAACAATTCTGGATTGTCGAAAATGTTTCCTTTGACTTCTACTTTGTTATTCCAATATCCTAATTCGTGTCTCAGGTAAGTTTCGTCTGGAAAATCAACATAAAAACCTTGATTACATTCTTCGAGTGCAAATCCCGTAGTGTACAACTCAAACTTGACTGGTGCGTAAATATCCGAAACAGTCTTCACAATATCGTTCTCCCATATTTTGTTTCCGTATTTGTCGTAAAGACCTGTGAACTGGCAAAGGGTTTCTGGATCAATAGGTGGTGCGTATAAACCGCCTGATTTAACTGGTTGCATTCGATATTCAAATAAGTTTGACCGTGAATGATCTATTACTAAACACCCCTCAATCCATTCACCATTATCAATCCGCTTTGCCTTGAAAAGAATCTCTCTCATATAGTGTTATCCTCCTGTGTTCTCGAAAGTGGTTCAAATCTTCTTTTCTGTTTGACATTTGGATATTTCTCTCTGTCCACATCGCTCGTAAACATAGTCAACGGTCTACACCATGTTACAAGTGGGTCTACAAAGCACTTGTAGATCACCATGATTTCATCAGATTCTGTATGTACTGCGATATCGGTGACAATATAGGTTCTTCCTTTGAAGTGTTTATATCTTCTTCCGACCATGCTATCTTTTAGCTTTTCTAATGTTTCAACTGATACGTTGCTCATTCAACTCCACCGCCTTTCACAATTTCATCAATTGTTGTATCCCCTTCTATGCAATATTTTTCAAATAAATAATTCTCTAATTGCTCCACAACCTTATCAATGTCAAAAACTGTCGGCTGTTCGTCAATAACTGCACCTATTGCAAAATCCATATCCGAATTTCCAAGAGAGTCAATTATTTTATCTGCATCAATCAGTCTGCTCATATTCTATTCTCCTAACTGTTTTAAAATTTCTTTTGCAATTTTATTACTTTCCTGCATGGAAACTCCCCATCCATTATATTTTCTGTGGCAGTCATCACAGTTCCATTCATCACTATCGCTTTCTTTAATTTCGCTATTGAATCTGCAATTATCGCAATACATGTGATCGAGAGTGCTATAAATGATTTTTGCAATATCGTCTTGTTTACTATTAGCATCGTCTACGTGTTTCTGCCTAGTTGAATATTCAAATACTCTCAGCTCATTTTTTCCGACCCATTTAATCCATGCACCGCAATCCCCGCAATACAATCCTGTACTATTCCTAACTTTCTTGACAAAAAGGTTTCTACTATTGCACTTTGGGCATCTATATTCGTTCATATTTCATCCTCCCACACTCCCAACAACCGCATTCTCTCATACAGTACAGCGACGGTCTTGCGCCTGTATCCGTAGAAATCTTTCGGGTTCATTGGGATATATCTTTCTTTACTGATTTTCCTGTAACTTTTCCGGTGTAGGATATTATCAATAACCATATCCGCTATTACCGTGTTTTTCGGGCAAGCTGACAAGGCAGCACTGGAAAGCAGGTATCCGTACTCTGCTGGGAAGTCTTTCAGCATCGTATTCAGTTTTTCTATGTCCTCTGCCGGGATCCCGTAGTCTTTCAGCTTTTTATTCCTTGTCAGCATACCGTTCTCCTTTCTATTTGTCTGGGTGGTGCTTGTCGTACATGATCGCCACACATGCAAGACTAACCATTCCAAATATGGTTCCAATGGCGAATCCTAATAAGAATGCAATCATACAACCACCTCATTATCTGCTGGCATCTGATAATCAATATGCCCATTTACATATGCTTCCTGAATCATATCCAGTACCTTCATGGCTTTTTCTTTAGTGGAATATTTTCCGAGCATGAGTGAGCCTGTGCCATCTTCGACATAGATATCCTCACTATCCTTTTCAGGAAAGGCTGATACCGTGCAAATATTTTCGAAATTTACAATCATTCTTTTATCCTGACTTCTGATTAACATTTTACGTCCTCCTTATAATCCTCGATTGCAGCTATTCTGTTCTCGTACATAGCGATTGCTTTTTTGAGTCTGCTGATTTCAACGTTATATCTTTCTAAAAATTTATCTTTTACAAGCTGATAATTCGGTACTGTCAGCACAATGTACGGCGTTGAACGACCAGAAATTGTTCCGATATCTTCCTTTTTCACATACCCAATGTAGATTCCGTCTGGAAATCGAGTTACTGCTTTGTAGGTTTTTGGCTTCTCAATCACCTCGCACTCCTCAACTCTGATCTTGAAAACATAGTCTCCTAATGTTTGGGTTTCTGGATTGTATTCTCTGTTGCTGTCCAAAATGTAGAAATATAATTTCATTTTCCATCCTCACTTTCCCCATGTAAACAACTGACACGCTATTGTGCAGTCTTCCATAATTCCTTTTATCCAAATGCTACTTGTCCGTTATTCTGCATGTAAATCATCGGCGCAGCTTTTCTCTTTCCAACTTTCAGATACGGGCAATTAGCTTTCACAAGCGCTTCTGCCATAACCGGCACAACGCTGTTTCCGATTCTTGCTACTTGTTTTGCAATCGGGTAATTTCTCCATTTATAGTCCCGATCAATGATGTAATCTTTCGGAAACCCCTGCATCACCTTTAATTCTTCCGGCTTTAGCATTCTGAGGAAAATATCTGATATGATGTATTTCTCCCCGTGAATATCGACCAGAACGTTTACCAGTCCGAACCTGTCTTTTGTGGTAATGGTTCCAAGTGGCTCGTTAAGTACCTGTCCGCATCCCGTTCCATAATACTTGACTAAGAATGCGGATATCACGCCGAAGTGTCCGGGTGATGTGGTTATTGTATGGAGCGGTTCGTCGCATCCTTGACCGATTCCAGTCTTGTAATACTTTGTAATGAATGCAGTTACAAGTCCGTATCTGTTTGAAGTATCAATGGTTTTTATCGGTTCAGTCAGCAATTGTCCTCTGGAATCGCCTTGTCTGGTTTCTCCATGATACTGAATGATAAATGCCAGTGCATCTTTATTCCGTACAATATACGGTTCTGGATTATCAACGATATATTTCTTGATTCCATTTGCGATTCGCTTCTGCGTTGCTTCTGCCAGTGGTTTAGGACGGTCAAATATACTTTTACCTAAGTCTGACCAATCAATGTAATCTCCACACTGTTCGTATGGCTTCAGACCGTCTGTCCCAAAACGATTATGTGTAGGCTTTGGCCATACTATCTGCTTTCCATCCCTACGGAACACCGCATACCACCTTTTTCGTGTCGTTGGTGCTCCATAATCTGCCGCTACTAATTCCCGGCTATCAAATTCATAGCCAATGGATTTCATAGCTGCTATGAATTTGTTATAGTCTTCACCTGCTCTGCTCTTAATTGGCTTTCCTGACTCATCCAGAGACCCCCATTGCTGTATCTCCTCTACATTCTCCATAATGATTACATCTGGGAGAATCGCCTTTGCGTGTTTATATACAGCCCACGGAAGAATGCGGAGTCCCTGCTTTCTCGGCTGACCGCCTTTTGCTTTTGAATGGCTTGTGCAGTCTGGCGAAGCCCACATCAGTGCCACGTGCTGATTTCCAACGTATTTTTGCAAGTCTACTTTAAAAATATCTTCTGTCAGATGCAGCGTTCCGGGATGATTCGTTTTGTGCATCAGGATAGCGTCAGGATCATGGTTAATTGCTATGTCTACTGGTCTTCCAAGAGCCATCTCGATTCCAACTGATGCTCCACCGCCGCCTGCAAAGCAATCTATGATTAAATCTCTCATTTATACTCCCATCTTCTTAACCAGATTCTTATTCATCTCATCGAATCTTACATCTGTGTTCTCTTCGATGTCCTGTATCATGCTCAGAACGCTCATTTCGCCCCTATTTGCCATTTCAACGTACTCATTGGCAGTTTGTACTACTGTGAGTAAACGCTTCGTAGAAAAGCCATATAAACGTCTTAGAGCCATCATAGTTGTAACGGTATTGATCGTATTACTCCAATCTTCACCAACAGTGAATCCATCCTCGTAGGCTTGCTGCTCTACGTCTTTTATCTGTCTATAACAGATCTGCATTGAACGCCCGAATGCCTGAGCTGCCTGATTAGAAGTCTGAACAGGAAATCTGGTCTTTTTCTTGACTTTTAACTTGCTACTCATTTTTCCTTCACCTTTCTGAACTTATATCCTGTCACTCGGTACGCTCGTGGCGTTCCGGGGTTGTCCGTCTCAAGTAAGCCACTTTCCAATAATTTGCCGAAATGATTCTGCACGGTATGGCTAGATATGCTCAGGCCTGCTGCGATTTCTGGAATACTTGGCGGATAATTATGTTCTTTCAAGTATCTTATGATGTACAGATATACATCTTTCTTTGTCTGGATACCCTCATAATACTTTCTTGCTGTGTTATACGGCATTTATCCCACGCTCCTTTCTGTGAGTATCATCAGCCCATTTGACAAAAGCCATTGTTAGATAGTCAACCAGACTGTCTGGATACACTTCACGAAGCTCGTTTGCTCTTTCTGTCAATGAGTGCCAGTATTCATCATCGTCTTCGATTCCATAAAATTCTTTTATTGTCTTCCAAAACTCCGGCATGAACTTGTGCATGATCGGAATATCTTTAGCTTCTAGTTTCAATTCCTCACATCCTTTTTTTGTATACAATATTCTGTACACTGTATACGCTCTTTTAATTTTTAAAAATTATTATATATTATATATATTAGGTATATAATATAAGTAACCGTCAGTAACCGAAACGTAACCGTTCAAAAATCCGCAAACCATTGATTTTACTGCATAGTAACCGAGTAACCGAGTAACCCTGACTTTCTCATATAGGGAAATTTTTATACTCAATATGTGCATATAAATACTCATATATATATATGCAGAATCAAAGGTTACCTAGGTTACCCGGTTACCTTTTGAACGAATTGTTTATTAATCAAACACAATATCGTCCGTAATCTCAAAATCATCATTGCAATTCACGAATCCTTTTGGAATTTCATCTACAATTTTCAAGAACACACATTTGGTAACAATTCCGTCCAGCTTCTTTGCTTTGGTCGGATAACCCCTGCTGTCGGTTTCCACAAGTCCCTTCTTAACAGCCCATGACAAGAATGCCTTTCTGGAGAATCTTCCAATTTTGCACAGATCGTCAAACGCTGCGCTATAGATTATTGCGGTTGACGTTTTCTCTGCCGGATCATTGTTAATAACTCCCCATCTTTCTGTCTTGACATCCGGGTTATCATCGAATTTAATTCCATTCATAGCGATTTTGTCAACCACGAACCAGTAAGCACGTTCATTTTCAGAAACCATCTCTTTCTCTGTCAGAAGACTCTTTGCTGTCTCGATGTCAATGTACTGGCCATCATGGAATAACTGATCTGTCGCAATCTTATCTGCTGCCAAAATGATGCTCATAGATATACTTTGCTTCTGCATCTTGTCATCATCCTGTATAAGCCCCTGATAGTGCTTTTGTAGGGCTTTTATATCGTCGATGGACATTTCCTTAACTACATTTACAAAATCGATTCCAGCGTGCCCGTAGTTCTTTTTAAGGGTATCTGCGGTAAGCTGCGGATCATCAAATATCTTTTCAGAACATTCAACCTCAATAATTCGGTTAATTGCTCCGCCTTGGCTGACATATCCGGCAAGCGGACGCTCACCATTGGTCAGAATGCAGTTCTGCCAGCGATTCTCCCGATTCACGCCCAGTTCCTTGTTAGAACGACTCTTTCCTTTGCCGGAACACAGGTCGTACACAATGCCCTCGAAATTATCCCTGATCTTGGCAGATACCTTGGAAGTATCATCCAGAATTAGCGGAAGATTGTTGAGCATATCAGATTTTGCTTCCAGGGCTACATCTGTTGTCTTGAAGTCTCCTATGTATCGTGATTCACCTGGATTCGCCCAGACGGAAGCTCCTAACATAAGTGTTACGGTCTTGCCACCCTCAGTTTCTCCCCAGAGGTCTACAAAAAATGGAAGGGCACCGACCAGTTTGATCAGAATACTGGCGAAGCTTGCGGCCAGCATGATTTTCGGCTCTATTCTTCCAGTAGCACGAACCTTCTTCACGTGTTCGTACCACTCTGTTCTGCTGCCACCTACACTGATACTTTCATACAGTTGCCGAAACCTCATATCTCCATCGAATACAATGTCCTTGTCGTAGGGAAGAAAATAATCCCTGATCCACCCGATTTTGCTTGAAGAATACTGAATATTAATGTAATCGTCATTTGCATTTTCTACGTCTGACAGATACCGGACAAGGAACTTCGCATTCTCAGAAGTCACTGAAATACCAAGCGCGGATAAACCAACAATTTTACTGGCTGATGCAACCATAGTTTTCGGTACAATAACCTCGGACCATTTATTATTCCTCTTATAGATTAACTTTATCTGTTCTTCCCCAGTCTCCAGATTCTTCATTCGTTCAATCGGAAGAATAGGATGATAACAGGCTATAATGTCCGGTGATCCTGGATTTGTGTTTGATATTCTGATTCCGTCATCATCTGCTATCCAGTTAAGACATTTCATTCTGTCATATTCACAATCGGAGAAATTAGTCCACTGGTCCAGCATAGACACTGTTCTATTGCTTTTCTCTTTCTCGATCATCTGCTTCTGCACTTTCGTGTAAGCCTTCAGCAAATCTTCAAATTTTTTCTTCACGCCAAGCTCCTTGGCTCTGTCCAGAAGAGTCAGTGTAAGACGTGCCTTGTATATCTCGTCTTCCTGACTAAATATCTCGTCAAACACTTCTTCATCCAGAATAGAATCCTTCGTGAGCTTGTTTATCATTTCCACTTCTAATCACCTTCTTCCAATCCTGTTATGAATCCATGCTTATATAATGCAAGCTGTAATTTGTTCCATGCTTCACACCATCCATCTGATAATGGCCTTACTCTGTCAAGAATAGACCTGTAAAAATCAATATCGGACAAACATTCCTGCAATTCTTCATTCTTCTTCCGTTCTGCTTTCTCTCTCATTTCTTTTTGCTTCTGAGCGTGATATATTGCCATTCTGGACGAAAAATCAGGTTTATGGTATGTCCCACCAAGAATCTGAAATGCTGTCTTAAAATCGCAATTATCCATATTCTGAACGAAAGTAAAAATATCTCCTGACGCGCCACATCCGAAGCAATAGTAGCTGTCTTTGTAAATTTTCAATGAAGCAGTACGGTCACTGGGATGAAATGGGCAACTGATAAAGCCAGCTCTGTTCGGAATCATTCCGTATCTGAAAAGAACATCTCTCATGCTGTTCTGCTGCTTAATTTCTTCTTTCGTCATGTCAGCAACTCCACGATTCGCCGTCCAGTCTCTTCTTTTGTACAGAATTCAAATTGGACTCCGTATCTATCTCTGATTGTGCAGAGAGATTTATATAACTGGCAACCATCAACAGCCTTGTCCGATATCACAGTCTTTACCTTTTTACCGTTTACCGTCTTCCAGATCACTTTGTGCTTTCTTGGGTTCTCCCAAAAATACACATCACCAACTGATTTAATATCTGGCCCGTGTTCACATAGAATAATCAACTGAATACCTGCTTCACGCGCTCTGATAAGCTCTGCTTTGAATCTTTCATGCTGCTGGCAGACATTTCCACAAAGCTCTTGTAAATCCTTTTTACGGTCAATACAGAGTTTTGCATTGTCCAGTGATTGATAATCACCGCAATACAATTTAGAGCGAAAATACTGCACTCCAAGGCTATCAAACTGACTCTGAATCCGTTCCCATTCTGATTTATGTTCCCTTGTGTCCACTTGTATAACCATTAAAAACACATCCTTTTAATTAAATGGAAGTTCTTCATCAATTCCATCTGGAATACTCATAAAGTCCGTACCTGCCGGATTCGCTCCCATGATAGCTTTTTCTTTCAGATGATCGTCATAGGCTTTTGTGGTGCGCTCTTCTGGGATATCTGTATCCTTAATTCCCTCAATACTTCGGAACCATGCAAGCTTGTGACGTTTTACTTCTTTGTTATCGTACCAGTCTTTCTCCAGACGGAAGATGCCTCCGATCAGCTTACCTTTGAACTGCTGCCCGAAGTTATCGCCCCACTTAACAGCAAATCCCGGATTTGACTTTTCTACGCATGTGATAAAAGTTTTAAGGTTACGGACACCATAATCTACACTCTCGTCAATAACCATGTAGTTTGTACCGGCATTCGGATATTTCTTGTCTGGTCGGATATCATTTTCGAACTGCTTCATAAAGTACCCCGCCTGTTCGTCACCTTCTGCGAAATCAAACAAGATAACAAGCATATCAAGTCCGCCCTGGGATTTTTTCTCTGATACCTGCTTAATTACCATCTTATGTCCGCCGAGTGTAATCGGTTCAAATTCTCCTGCTGCCTGTGTTGTGTCATACGCTGTTGGTTTATTCATCTTTATTTTCTCCTTTTCCTAATTCATAATAATCTCTGATAACCTTGTCAACTTCTGCAAGGTCGTTATCAATAGTTAAGCTGTCAAACATACCAATTGGTGATTTGCTGACAGCTCCCTGACTTGCCTGAGTGACAAATAAGTGTTTTCCACTCTCTTCGATGCAGCGAAGAACGATGGTAAACATGCCCTCGATGCAAACTTTTTCATCCAAAAGCTTTCCTATTGTCTTTGGTTTTACGTCTCCAGAATCATCCTTATCTTCGTGCATCATAAGATATACGACTTTGCTTTCCGGAACCTTTGTCACAATGAACTGAATCAGATTCCAGAAATAATCGCCAATGTCATTGTAAAGTGAGAATACTGCATTACCTTTTCCGGCAGAAGCGTGTCCTCTCATAAAGTGGTTGGTGATAAGATATCCAGCATCATCAATTACAATTGACTCTGCTTTTGATGCGATCAGGCACTTCATTACCTGCTGGTAATCATCTGTAAACCATCCGTCAATTTTTCCTTTAAATGGAAGCGGTTTATTCAATACTCTAATAAGATTCCAGCGTTCATTCTGACAGTTTCTAAGACTGGTACTCTTGCCAGAACCAGATTTTCCAATAATCAATACTGGTGTTGCCATTACTATTCCCCCTTGTCATAGACCACGCACTTACTGGCTTCTACAATCAGTAAACTTGCAATGTCTTTCATAGATATAGTTGATTCGTTATAGATTTCAACCAGTGTGTTGTATGCTTCTGGAGTAATCTTCACAACCGGATTCTCCTTTTCACTGATTGTTTTCTTCTTTTTAGCCGGAATACGGATTTCAAACTTTCCCATTGTTACCCTCCTTATATGTTTTCTGAGCCGTTAAAAGCCCATTTAGAGCCTGTACATAGCTTGCTAGTGTCCTTGCCTTGTAACTCTCGTCAATGTAGTTATCGGACGGAGTGGCAAGCTGATCGTCAATCAGACTCAAAACTTCCCGTATTCTTTCGTTCATAGACTGGCTCCTTTAACTGTTTGAAAAAACAATATATCGCGTCTGACTTATCCCCCATGCCCGGAACCGTCTTGCCGTTCTGAATAGAATCAGCGGCGTGATACTCAAGATGGTCGATAAACATATCTGGATTCTCCCAGTCAACAATTGGCGTATCACGCTTATTGAGTTCCTCTAATAACACATTCACTGCAAGAACCATATCCCATTTTGGAAGAAGTCTTAATTCTTCAAGATTCATTTAACGGACACCTCCCATTAATAAGAAGCTCCAGCAAAAAAGCTTTGATTTTATTAAGCTTTTCACGGCTTTCTTTCTCAAAAAATGGATTAAAAGACACGTCCTGATACAAATCCCACTTGAACACATCTTCGGGGAGATTAATATTTTCTTTTCTTTTGATTCCAAATACGCTCAAGCCATAAATTGAATAATTGAATATGACACTTGCTGTCGGAACTTCGTTTACAACTCTTTTACAGAGTTCGTAAATTTCGTCAATCTCTTTCTTAAACATTATTATCCTCCTTATTTCCTACCAGTCTACTTTTATCTGGCGAACCGCCCATGCTGCCGAGATGCAAAAAAAGATGTTCAGCCAAATAGGTATGTCCACATATTTCCCGGCAAGCATACAAACAGCAATTAGCATATACTCTTTCATTTCATTTCTCCCATAATCCATGCAAGGTTGCTGGCTACCAGCGCGGCTGCGGTCACAATCCATGCAGTGAACCATCTTCTTGATTTCTTCTTACTTTTTTCGACAATTTCAGTCGCAAGCGCTACTTCGATATCAGTCCATTTTGGCTGATTTTCGTTTCTAATTTCACTCATATCGTGCTAATTTCTCCTTATTTTTTCTTTTTTGTCTTTACAATTAGCAGATAGAGAACTATAATGTATCTATCCACTAAGGTACTTTAGTGGGTGCAAAGCTCCGGGGTGGAGGTGTTGGCTCCCTCCGGGGCACTCACTTATTGAGAGCTTCTTTGCCTTTCCAGACATGGCCAGTTACTTCATAGACTTTCCTAGGGCTTATGATGTAAGTGATTCTGCCACCGGAAAGGTTTTTTGCTGGCTTGTTATTCTGGATAGCGGTTCCGATTGGAAGCCATCCATACACAATTCCTGCTCTAATTGATGTTGCAGGGAGTCCGATCAATTGACTTGCATCGGTCACCGTCATGTTCTCTGACGAAAACTCTGGCATCTGCGGAATGCCCGATATGATTCTCGCAACCTCTGCGGCGAACTGATGAACTTCTGCATTTTCTTTGATGTAAGTATCAACTTCGCTCATATATTTACTCCTTTCATTATTGCTTCAATTCTTACCACCCTAGCACTAAACGGATTAAAACTGTTGCCGCACTTGCCACAATTGCTGGAATCACATATTCCATAATTGGATGGCGTTTCATATTTTTCACCTCCTTGCTTTGCTTTTATCTCTTAATGCGATTTTTATTCAACCTATTGTATTTCCTTTTCCCTCTACCTATAATGCATTTACAGGCACCGACATGCCGAGTATAACGAAAGGGGAATTATATGGTTGAAACAATTACACGACTGTATCATTGCCACAAGATTCACAAACACGTGACTGTTTATGAAGAGTATGAGGTTTCTGATAGCGGTCGCCACCTACTGCGGTGCTCATGTCCATATCATCAATACACGGAAATGAAGCCGCACTGTGATGGGTATAATGACCATGGTTTTCAATGTGGTTATGCAAAAAATCAATAACCAGGCTCACTAACTCATCTGGTCGCTCACTTGGCGATAGGTAACAGTAAAGCCGTAGGTCACATTTGCAACAGTCTCCACCAGATTCTTTGCAGTGCTGGCTGACGGCTTTATTAAATTGTAATGCGTCCATTTATGCTCCTTTCTACTCAATACACATTTGAGCATTGCAGTCCCTGATGCACATTACTGTATTTGTACATGGATGCCAGTTCTTAACATATTCCATAGCTTCTTCAAATCTCAGCTTAGGGATGTTATTACGGGCATTTACTGCGAAGTAAATCTTTATATCCCTGTTGCATTCAGCAAATACTTTCTTGCCAATTTCCTTGTAAGCATTTGACTCTTTCCCACCAAGGTGAGCAATTACGACACTTGACACTAAGTCTCTAATAGATTCCTGCTGTGCGTAGTCAATAGTCATGGTATTTTCAAGGTTATTAATGCGGTTCTCGTGATCGTCAATCATTCCAAGCTGAATACGCATCATTTCCACTGGAGAAAGTTGTTTTGCCTGCGGCTTTTCAAAATATGTATCGACAAGCCTGTCGTATACGTCCCACGCTTTATCGGTGTTCAGCGACTTGGCATGGAGAAAAGCTCCTTTTTCTGTCCAGAGGTATAATTTATTGAGATTGGTCGGCAAATCGTGAATTTCACGAAACGCCTTTAATTCATCGTCTGTAAGACAAATATAATGTTTTCCTTCTGCGTATCTTTCCTTATTATGATTGAAATTGTAGGAAATTACTTTCCTATCAGTTTCATACGCTTTCGCAATCTGTTGAGTAGTAAGAACTCGAATGCCCTTGTACTCTGTGATTTTTAATTCGTTCATGCTTCTCCTTTCTAATTTAAATTAACTACTTCTTTCTTATCTGATTTTTTATCCAGATTATTCTCGGAAAAGCTTTCCGTCTTACCGAGAATATATCCTTTGTCAAACTCTGACATATTAGGAATCGCGTCTTTCAGCTTTTCAATGATTCTTTTTTCTTTTTCAGACATATACTCACCTCTTTTCTTGTGATATACTCCCAGTAGATGGGAGGTGATTAAAATAAATCAAATTATTTCAATTTTAAAATCGGCTAAAGGAATCATTACGTTTGAAAATGTTTCTTTTATCCTTGGGTTAATAGGGTCTGCTGGAACTGCTTGGCAATTATTTCAATCACGGCGTAATCTTCATTTAAGCTTGCCTTATTTTGGATATAGTCCAGAAAAACAACTGGCTTTGGCTTATATCCAGTTCGACAATCTCTCAAATTCCGTAATATCAATCACAGATGTCTCCATTGTTATTAACGGAATTACATATCCATGCAATAAGTTGCCAACTATCGTTGCTTCTTCAGACCGGAAAATCGGTGGAAAAACCGTTTCTTCCGACAGCTTGTACAACATGTCTCTTCCGGTTTGTTTGTCTGGATATGGTGGAAGCAGCGGCTACTTTGTGTTTCAGATTCCATTAGAATCTGCTCCATCTGACTCCACACACCAGAGGTTTTTAATTTCGACCAGTCGTGGCTCGTCATTTCGAGCTGAATTGAAACCTGACCAAGAATATTTTCTCTGACGAAATAATCTAACATGCACTCACTCCTTTCTTGTGATATACTCCCTATAGATGGGAGGTGATTAAATGATAACTGGGAAACAATATCGGCTAATGAAGTCCGTTCTTAAAAATAACGGAACCACTGCACAAGATACCGAGAATCACGAAATGTATAGATACTTAGCATCTAAAGGATTCTTACGTAAGCAACCTGTGCGTGGATATGAAGGCTATGTGGTCACTCAAGACGGTGAAGTTGAAATGAAAATATATAGAGAAGATACTTACCGTTTTAAAGTGACTACTGCGATCTCATTCATTGCTCTTATCACAAGTATCGTTTCCACAATTTTGAAATTCTGTATCAAGTAGATCGTCTGCAAGATGTCCAAGTGGTATTCTTTTGCCGGGTTCCAGATGGATAGGATTTGGAAGCTCTAATCCATTCGTTTTCCCGGTAAGAATCGCCACTTTTAACTGATTTACCTGTTTCTGCAAATCCCTTACGTAATCAAAAAGATACTGAATATCTGATTCGTTCAATTATTAACTGCTCCCTTCTAATTCAATTTAATTGAAGTTATTTGGCACAAAAATAAAGTCCATAGGAATTCCGGAAAGCTCACTCATTTTTCTGAGCTGTGATAATGTCGGCTCTGTTTTTCCTTTTTCCCAATTAACTACAGTTGCATTGGAAATACCGAATATTTCAGCCCATTCTTTCTGATTGTATCCTGCGTTCACTCGAACAGCTTCTAATGAAATTTTTGGCATTTGCTCATCTCCTTTCTTAACTTCTGAGCTTATTATAATTCAACCGTATTGAATTGTCAACACCAAAATTCAAAATAATTGAATTAACTATTGAATTTTTTATAAATATGATGTACAATACAAAATGTAAGGAGGAAAAGAATCATGACAACCATGACAACTGAAGAACAGAAAAAGATCTTCTCGAATAATCTTAATAAGTACATTTCAAGAAGTGGGAAGCAGCAAAAAGAAATTGCTGAAGCCATTGGAACAAATGCATCTACATTTAATATGTGGTGCAAAGGTAATTCGATGCCGGGAACCGGAAAGATTAGAGCCTTAGCCGATTATTTCCGAATAAGAATGTCAGATTTGACAGATTTAAAAGAGAATCAAGACCCTGATATTGAATTTGGAGATGTAGTTACAAAAATCGAGCAGTCAGACCCTCGTTTCAAAAGAATCATTCTTGAATACGATAACCTGCCGCCCGATAAAAAAGATTTGTTATGTGATTTTTTTGAGAAGTTTATTTTCTAAAGCACAAGGGTAGGAATTATTTTCCTGCCCTTTCTTCTTTATAAGCCCTTTTTACGCACCCGTAAATAAATTTTATCATTGATTCACTATGTATTTTCTGTATCATCTCAATAATCTCTTTCTTATAATCCATAATAGCCCTCCCGATTGAAACTTTGCTACAGTATATGTCTGGACAGCGGGAAATATACATCCGAACATCTGTTCTTATTATATCAACCCACAAGTCCAATAAAACGGGACACGCCTAAATTTCCTCTAGCTAACTGCCAGTGGTACACTGGAATATTCACAATATCGAATATAATTTTTACTTTTGCAAAAAGGAAGTTCACTTTGAGTGGAATTTTTATTGTTTCTATAATATCATCTGTTTTCAAAATTCCCTTCGCGTTCTTGGTCAAGGTCGAATGTCTGCACATATGTTGAGCAGAGTATATGTCGGAATCCTTATGCACATAATCATCCACGCACATTGGCAGATGGATTATATAATTGGCAAAAACTATAACCGATATCAAAATTAGTACTTTTTCGATTCTTTTCATTTCAAAATCACCTAAAAACGTATATTTACAACTATATTGTATGATGCTATAATCAACTATAACATATAGAATTCTTATTTGACGCAAATGGCGAAAATGACAGTTTAAAGGACTGATTTGCATGAAAATTGCGATTTGTGACGATAATCCTTTGCAGATTGATTTTTTTAAGGCTCATGTTGATGAGTTTTTGAAAAAGCGTGGAGACAAGAGCTACACGCTAAACACTTATAGTAGTGGGAAGCCGCTGATTGATGATATAGCAGACGGTCAATGGTACGATATAGTCGTGCTGGATGTGGTCCTAAATAATGAGAATGGCATAAATGTCGCAAAGCAGCTCAGGAAAAATGGATATAATGGCAACATTGCCTTCTGGACAGCATATAAAAACTATGTATTTGACGCATTAGACGTCTTACCAGTGCATTACATCATCAAAGGTTCTGAACATGGACGCATGTTTTCTGTCGTAGCGCACACGTTGGAAGATATCCGAGAGAAAGCCTTAACTATCAAAAACCGAGACCACTTCCACCGGGTAGAATTCCGGCATATCGAATACATAGAAAGCCGAAATAAATCAATTCTCGTCCACTGTACTTGCGGCGTTATACATGTATCACGTGGAAAGCTGTCAGATATAGAGCCGCATCTTGATGGAAGATTTCTCCGTTGCCATCAAAGTTATATCGTCAACATGGACGAAATTAAAGATGCATCAGATCATTTTGAGATGATATCGGGGGATATTGTTCCAATCAGGCAGAGGGAGGCTGCCAAAATAAGGAATCTATATAAGAATTATATCGAGAATTTTGAGTAATCGTGTCAAAAGGGGGAAATATGAAAAAAATACGAAATGTGTTGATGATCGTTTGGACCGCATTAATTGTATTAATGATTGTGGCCTTGATGAGTTCAAACGATCTTTCATCAGACAATATTATGGTCGTTGTTGTACTTGAGGTATTTGGAATTGCTGTTTTGTATCTTATTTTTGCACTTTTGCTGTCTATTAAAAATAAGGTTCAAAAACCTGCAATATCAAATAATTCCGTAGCAACCCAGCCAGCGGTTGTAGAAAAACCTGTTCGAGTATTGAATCTGAGAGTTATATCCGGTAAGGAGGATTTTGAGCTTGGTTCCAAACACGCAAGATTTGATTTGAAGCAATGGAAAGATGGGTCTGTTACAGTGTCAGATGCTCCAACCAAATATGAACTTTTCGACTATGAATGGAACGGACCGGAATACAGAACAGTAGAAAAGACAACTACAACATCTCACACTAAAGGGAAAAGTAAAGAAAAAACGAAACGAAGAGGGCATTTAGCAGGAGCCGTTGTTGGAACCGCTATTGCTCCGGGAGTTGGAACTATAGTCGGTGCAGCTGTTGGAACTGGAAAGAAAACCAAAGGAAAGAATAATTCCACTACTACTGGAACTGCTACCACAACAAGTGATAACATTGAAGTGGATTCTTATGCATCTATGAAAATGCGGAATATCGAAACCAATCAAATAAATACTATTGGATTCCGCTGTAGTTCAAATATAGATATGCAGTTAAAGAGCTTCAATATTTCCAAAAGCTCTGATGCTGTTGAAAATGTTCGAAATCAGAAAACATCCGTTGAACTACTGAAGGATTACAAAGAGCTTTTAGATAGCGGTATTATTACTCAAGAAGAATTTGACCAGAAAAAATCAGAACTTTTATAAAAAAGAACCGGCTCTCACTACCAATGAGAACCGGTTTTTAAAATACTTGCATCACAACTGAATAGCGAAGATGATGCGTACAACACACAAACCATATTGTATCATCTTCGGCGTTTTCAGGCAATACAGAAAATTTGTTCACATTTCAAACAAGGAGGAATATCATGCCGAAGAAAAGAAAAACTTATCCAAAATTACCAAACGGATTCGGGAGTATCCGTTATCTTGGCAAGAACAGACGTAATTGTTATGCCGTGCATCCACCAGCAACGATTGACGCAGCAGGAAAAGCGATCCGTCCACCTGCGATCTGCTACGTTGACGACTGGCTGAAGGGGTTTGCTGTCTTAACTGCCTACAAAGCCGGAACATATAAGCCAGGAATGGAGAATAATTTACCAGTGTCCCCCACCACCGACACAGATACCCTTGTGAGCCGCATATTGGCTGATTACGGGATGATAAAAGGAGTAGAGGACAAACATCCAGAGATTAAGAAATTAACGTTTGCAGAGGTATATGAACGATTTATGTCATGGAAGTTTGCAGAGGGAACGACTTACTCAAAAGCAACGAAGTCGAACTATTCGGCGTCTTATTCGTACTGCAAGCCATTACACGACAGGCCTTTTGAGGACTTAAAGGCTACCGACCTGCAAGAATTTGTCGATAGTCAAAAAGGGTTTAAGAGGGGGAGTTTGAGAGTAATACTGGTGCTGTTTAACCAGATGTACAAATACGCGATGTACGCCGAAATCGTATCAGAGAACAAATCCAGATACGTCAAGATAAACAAAGAGGACGACACGGAACATGGTACTGCCTTTTCTGAGCAGGAACTGGAAATTCTGTGGCAAAATTCAGCAGATTTTGACGTACAGTTAATTCTAATCATGTGCTATTCCGGTTGGAGAATCGGAGAAATCGAGAATCTAGAAGTTAATCTGAATGAACGATATTTTAAAGGCGGCTCAAAAACAAAAGCCGGCAAAGGCAGGATCGTGCCCATCCATCCGTGTATCTACGATTTTGTCAGAACAAGAATCGAAGCTGACGGAACTCTACTGAACATTAACAAGGTCACCTATCGGATGTACCGATTCTATCCCGTATTGGAAAAATTAGGAATAGTCGGAGATCCAAAGCACACACCACACGATTGTCGGCACACATTTTCTGCCCTGTGCGAAAAATATTCCGTCAGAGAGAATGACAGAAAAAGAATGCTAGGACATACATTTGGGAATGATATCACGAACGCTGTATATGGACATCGAACAGTGGAAGAACTCCGAGCAGAGATTGAGAAAATAAAAGTTTCATTTGTGACTAACTGTGACTAACTGTTCCTTTTTAAGACATTTTTATTTTACCCAAATCTGTCTAGATAGAGTCTGCAAACCCGCATAAAATCAACGTTTTTTCAGTATTTGCGTACTTTTACGAATGCCATAATAACATTTACATTAGAAAAGGCAAAGTAGAAAGAAACGACGTATTTATGCTGATTTCAGTATTCTATTTGTGACTAACGTGTGACTAACCAAAATATTCTTATCATTCCGAATATGATACAATATAACGCAAAAGCCCCAAGGAATAATTTCCAAGGGGCTTGAATTTTACACTTTTTTGATGTATTTCGTGGAAACAAATCCGAAGTATTTTCTTTCCTTTTGCAAGTACTTAAATAGCGATCAAATCTTTCCAAGTGTTCTCGCCACACTCTCCGTCTACCACCAGTACTCCATTTCTGGACTTCTGGTACTGCTTTAATGCATAAATGGTATTTGCATCTGCTTTTCTGGATAAGCTCAGTGTTTTTCCGTTTTTTCCTTTAAATCCTCTTGCAATCAAAATTTCTTGCAGTAACAGGACTGATGTTCCTTCACTACCTAATTTAACAAGTTTTGGCTCAAACATATAACCGGCTCCTTTCGATGTGGTTGTTGATGGTTTTGCAGTGGCTGAACTATTGCTAGCCGTTTCTGCTACAATACTCCAATCCGGTGTACAGAATTTTGTTCCAGGCATCTGGCTGTTGAGATAACTCTTTGCACAGACTCCGCCGCCATTTGCGATTATACCGGATGCACCGGATGTGTTGCCCTCAACGGTATAGAATCTATCGCCGTTTACAGCTGTCACAATGCCAGTGTGAGTAAATGTGCCGCCATGATAGAAAATTACGATATCGCCAACTTTCGGATTAGCATTTTTTACGAAAAGCTGTCCTAAAGTCGGGCAGTAAACATAAGGCCAGTGTTTCAGGAGCTTCTTCGCCTTATTTAATCCGAACGCTTTCATGAAACACCAACTCACGAACGCTGCACACCACGGCTGTCCCTGATAAGATGATTTTACATCTCTCCAGTACTTTGTGTAATTATTCGAACCGGCATTGGCAGTCTTACTGTCAAGCTGACTGTTGCTTTTCTTCTCAAGATAACCGATTTCGTTTTTGGCAATCTTAATGACTTTTCCGATGACTTCTGCCTTTGTCATGCTTGTGTTTTCTCCTTTCTGATCCGTCCGGTAATCCGTATAGAATACATCCATATCAACGTCCTTTGCATTGATTCCTGCTACTTTTCCACTCTCTGAATACTGCCAGCCGATACCAACGGACGGTCTGAGCCGTTCTGGAATAGTGCCGTTGTCATTATTTGCATATCTTGCAAGCCAGAGGTCGTATTTCTTGAGGTTTTCGGACAGATAATTATTGTACCAGTCCATGTTGCAGTAAATACCAACCTTATATCCCGCTTTTTTTATTCTGGTCAAGAATGATACCGCAATATTCTCGATTGCCTGTTTCCCCAGACTTTTCTGCTGTTTCCATTCAAGGTCATAGAAAACCGGGAAGTCCAGTCCACGTCCATTCAGCACCTCGATCACGTTCTCGGCTTCTTCAACGGCCTGTGCTGGTGTTAAGGCATAACTGTATTTATACGCACCTGCCAGAATACCGTCCTGCTTACATCCTTTGTAGTTATGCTCAAACGAAGAATCCACTCCATATCTCTGATGAACTCTAAGGATTGCTATTTTTATACCAGATTTTGCGACTTTCGCCCAGTCTGGTTTGCCTTGATCTGACGATACATCAATTGCTTTAATTTCCATACTTTTGCCTCCTTATACTGTTATTTTTTTAAGCTGCAATATCAAAAATGTAGCCGCTCCGGAATGCGTTCCTGTTGTCGTGTTGAGGAAATAAGTAGTCAGCGTATTACCTGAAATAGACATTCCTGTACAGGTCAGCCAGCCGGATGTCCTCTGAATTGGGATCAACAGATCCGCATTCGTATTCTTGGTGAATGTTGCTGTAACTGCACTAGTGGATTTTCCTGCTGCTGTAGACGGTGCGGTTACATTGACCGTAGTTGCCTCGAGAAGCACGTATCCAGTTCCGGAGAAACCGAACAATGCTTTTCTCAAGTTCGTGCCCGTCATTTTTTTTAGCGTGGCTCCGGTACCGGTCCCGACCGGAATCAAGTCCGTATCCTGCAAAGATGTGGCTGCCGGCAAAGCACTCAGCACATCTGTTTTTAGCGAATTCGCCATATAATATCACCCTCCTCGTCTATTGTCCGATATAACCATACTGCAAAAGCTGGAATATTGCAGTACCGCCTAGGTTTTCGTTGCCAAGATTAGCAAATATTGCCGATATTGTACTTGTGTCCTCATCTACGCTATAGGTGGCAATATTAATTTTCCCTCCAGCCCCTGTTACTCCTTGAAATATAGCTACACACGTAGTAGCATCTGATAATTTAGAAAATTTTTTCGATACCGGCCGGGTTGTGGCTGAACTAAAACTCGGAACATTCATCGTGATTATTTCGGTCTGCAAAAGAACTTCTGCTCCATATTTGTAGATTTTACCAAAGTCAATGATGCCACTGTTTTCTAACACTACATCCGACACGGATGCATCTGTGCTTTTACTGCCTTCGACTCTTATTATGCCTTCTTTTGTCATACGATATCCCGTATAACTATAACACGTACTTTCTTCACTGTATGAATCCCAGAAAGTGAGTCCATCATTGTCAAGAGTTCCTATTGGTTCTCCGCTGCTATTACGCAATATCAATGCTCCGTCTCCATTATTCTTTCCGCCCAACGTCAACTTGCCACCTAACGCCGCACTAAAACTGATATACAGTTGACCATTCCTGTAGTACAGTCCTTTCCATGCTCCGTTGTTGGACAGGATATTTACGATGTCCGTCTGCGTTAGATTATCAACATCAATAACTACCGCGACGCTCTGCATATCAAGCATATCTGTTGTACCTCCGGCCGCATACAACTTGCACCGGATATTGGTAATATCGCGTGGAATTCCGACTGTAGTGCCGTTGCCGCCTGTTATGGTTTGACCACTTCCATCCGTTAGAACAGTATACAGATAATGCTTGACCGAAGTTTCATTCGCGGATGATGTATAGATGGTTTTCCACGTGTTTCCGTCCGCTGTTTCTTCGATTACAAATCTACCGCTATATGCGTATCTGATAGCTGAGTCGCCATCACGGTAATATGCATTAAATTCCAAAAAGTTTGGGCTAATAACCTTATCTGCTCCGCGTTTCAGAACCGTACAGGACGGCTCAATCATGTAGGTTCTTCCTGGCTTTCCTTCAGTTCCCGGATCTCCTTTTTCACCAGCTTTTAACTTCGCAACCGTAAACCGCTTCGTGATTGACAATGCCCGTAGATAAGTGGCTTTGATGTCCACCCATCCATTATCTGCACTCAGTCCGGTCATGGTGTAAGTATGTGTGGAATCATTCCATGAGCCAGTCACGTTATTGGACTTCGTGATGGTATAGTTACAATCATTGGTCACATCGTTAGTCCCGTACATGACCTGAGCCGTGGTTGTCACGGACGGAAATGTTCCGGTGATATTTCCGTCAGCATCAGTAGTGATACTCTGATAATCATTGGTCAACTGCATGGTCATGTTTTTTGCTTCTGCAATGCTGTTGTCCATATCCGTCAATTTTTCAGTCAGAGTCTGATTGCCGATAATCAAGATGTCCGGATTCATGTACACTGTATTGGTATCCATATTTACCTGGAAGATAATATTTCCACCTTTGTCTCTTACCGTCAATGCACCAGAATCAATATAATCCGCATTAATTCCCTCAGTATACAGAAGTTTGGTTATCATCGTTCCGGTCAGCTCAAAACCAAACGGATAGGTCTTGCCGCCATCATTCGACACGCCGATTGCCTCAGATGTGATTTTAATTACATTTTTCGATTCTGCCAGACTAGCCTTGTCATGAAAATATGAGATTGTGCTTCCATCTTCCTGCTGAACGTAAGTCGCGAACAGTCCACTTCCGACAGAGAGCGATTCCTGCAACTTTTCGATCGCTAGCTCTCTGGCGTTTTTTTCTTTCTCAACAAGCCGACGCGCTGCAACGATTGCTTTCGTGGCTCCGGAATAATATAGACTCATTCCTCTGATCGGGTCATCAGCTTGTGTTTTTACAGTAGTTTTCCCATTAACCGCATATGATACATCTGTTAGAGGGGTAACGTATTGGTTAAGATTACGATCATAGGTATAAGCTACGTCGCCAAATTCCAACAGCGGATTGAACGCCATATCTCCTTGAAGATTTCGGAATTTTGCACCGATAATGGAATCACCAATCTGTGCCGCCACTGTCGCAAGGTTGGATTCGCCCACAAGATTATTTTCCATGGACAGAATGTAGCCGGAAGTTCCATATGTTTCAGAATTATCGCCGCTTATTATATTGATTCCGGTTATCACTATGTTGTCGCTTGAAACTGTCGGCATACTGATATAATCTTTGAGTTCAATGTTCGGAACGGCATCCAGATTCCATCCAACAAACTGCAAACTTCCGTTGCTGTCAAGACGTGCGTTCGCTGTATCGAGCATGGCAGCCCACCCAAAAAGTTGACGATATGTCATATCTTTTGGGAGTTCGTTGATAATCAGATCTCCATGTGCCATCTTCGAAAAACCAGCCGTGATACCAAGAGTACCGCATGCATCCCTCACCAGACTCTCAACCGTCTGTGGGAGAACCAGTTTTGTTGAGTGTGCGGCATTGGTCTTATACATATCATCCAAGGCAGTAAGATTAAGGATTTCACCATATTGTTCTGGCGTCGTGACTGTATATATGCCTTTGTCGATGGTCTCAATAGTATCGGCATCAATCTGCATTTTGAGATACGCATGGACTTTTGCCATATAGAAATAGCAATCTTTCCACTGGTCAGAAGTGTTATCTAACTCAAGTGTCATGGATTTGCAGATAACACACCCAATTGGAAAACTGCTACTTTCTGCACAATCAGAAAATGAGTTGTTACCACTCATTATTTCGTCTTTTAAATGTTTTGACGTTCCGTCAGAAAAGGTGATATCCACTTCAATCCATACCTTTTCTCCATTCTCAAGCCCTTGCTTAAATGCATTAGATACATTAATCAAGTGGATTCACCCCCTGCATGTTAAAAGATATTTTTGATACAAATTTTAAGTCTGGCGAAATTTCTCCAATAGTTAGGCTTGCTTTTCCGACATAAAACGGGTCAGTTCTCCATGCCATGTGGTAAAGCGACCAATGGTACAAATTGAAAGTTTTTCCTTTTGCGATAATTTTGAGAATTTTGTTTGCTTCTATAACTGGAACGTTTGATGCTTCATAGCTATACTGTTCGACTGTAAACAATGGAGTTAACAACGCTTTTCCGAACTGCGTACGGTTACTACCTTCTGAATAAGTTGTTTCGAGGTTATAACCCATATCTTTATCTGGCTGATAGATGGAAGCTCCATTCATCTTGTATCGTTCTGTTATACTTTTTGGAATAGTTGCCACGCTTCCACCTCCTATGCCAGTTCAAACGGATTTCTGCCGCTTGTATCACGTCTTAACTTTGCTTCATCAATAATTTCGTCAAAAATAGTCCGTCTATTAATCTGAGCTGTGAATCTGTAATCACCACCACTCTGCTGACCTGATTCCTCACGCACGATTTTTCTGAGCAGTGCTTCTGGTGTCTCGATGTTGTTTCCTTGCTTCTGATCTCCTAACACAGCGAGAAATTCTGATCTTGGAGGAATAACGGCACCTTTTGCAAGATATGGAATAGTTGGAACTCGCGGAAATGTAGCACTGAATCCTATTGTTTTCTTACCGAACGGCGTAGGTACTTCCCACGGACCAAAGGAAAACGCCGATTCAATTCCACCAATCGCGCTGTTGACAGTTCCGATCGCTCTGTTGACGATTCCGATGACCTTGTTCAATATGCTCCGAATGGTATCTTTGATTCCGTCAAATATATTGACAACCTTATTTTTGGCTGATGTAAATTTTTCCACTATACCGTTTTTGATTCTCTCAACAAGATTTCCTACTGTTGACCAAATCGCAGTCCATTTCTGATACGCACTAGATTTGATGTTATCCCAAATCGTCACAATTTTAGACGCGAGATTTTTGAGCCCAGAACTTATAGTGTTGACAAATGTTACTGTTTTGTTCTTAATCCAATCCCATACTTTGCCTGCAACTTCTTTGATTTTGTCCCAGTTTTTGTACAGTAATACGCCAATTGCAATACAAGCTCCAACGGCAATAGCAAATATTCCTCCCGGTCCGATAGCTGTCGCGATAGCTTTAATACCGCCTATAATTCCGCCGGAACCAGTCATAAGTGCCACAAGGCCTTTACCGTATGATATAATTGTACCGATACTTCCACTGATGCCTTTAGCCAGTACCGCGATCTTTCCTGCTGCAAATGCACCTATAAGAGCTGCACCGAATGCCTCTATAATATCCTGATGCTTCTCAACAAAATCCAAAAGCATAGATGTGAGATTTATCACTCCCGGCAATCCAACCTCGATAATCCAAGTAAGCATTGGGAGGATTATGTTTTTGTACAACCATTCCAGAGTGTCTCCGCTGCTCTGGATAATAGGAGCCAGATTACTGGTCAGATTGCTGATAGATTCCAACAACGGATAGAAGTCCAAGTTTGCCGCCCATGTTGCCGTATCCTCTGCAATCTTCTCAACACACTGCATGACCACCACAAGAGCATCTGCGATATTCTGTATAATCTGCGTTCCGACGTTGTTTTTGCTCCACGCGTCAGCGAAACCGGAAGCAATATTCCCAACTGTCTTAAGCACGTTCTGGGCAATCTTAAGCATGGTCGTGAGCATTGTTGTGCCAGTGCCATTCGTCCAGACTTCCACAAGACTTTTCCCTACGCTTACAGCGAGCTTTTTAAGTCCATCAAGTGCGGTTTTTGACGCATTAATAGTATTCTTACCCTCTTTCTTCCAAGCGTCCTGGAATGGCTTCCAGAGTTTTTTAAGTAAGTCTGCTAATTTCTTGGCAGAATCACTGATTTTGTCCAGTGCATTTTTTCCCTCTGCCAGACTGCCATAGTCCACACTGCCAACCGAACTCGGCAATCCTCCGCCTCCAGAGCCAGTTCCGCCGGATCCAGAACTGGATGGAGTTGAAGATGTGCCCTCTGTGGAACTAACCTTGTGTACTTCATCAAGTGACGAAAGATAGTTTTTCGTTTCTACATTTGCTTTTTTCGTAGCTGTTGCATTCTTTTTATTGGCATCCGCCAATTTCTCTGCGTTATCTGCTGCCTGTCCATACTGATCTGCTGTATCTGCAATCGCTCCTGTTCCGGCAAGCCCTGCTCCGCTTCCACTTGTCTGTCCTGATGATTTCTTGCCAGTGATAAGCTCCGTAAATGACTTGAATGCATTCGCTAGAGTTGCCAGTTTGCCGAGCAGAATATTGATCACTTTCAGAACGGGCGTAAAAATATTAATTAATCCTTGTCCGACTGTTGCCTTGAGAGATTGCAGCTGTAACTGCATCACTCGCACCTGATTCGCCCAGCTGTCAGAAGTACGGATGAAGTCACCCGATGTAGCCGATAACTGTTTCTGCACAAAAGCCAGACGGAGAGCCACTTTCTCTTGTTCGGTCATGGCAGATGTAGTCTTGCCATAGCCATTTGCAAGTGCATACTGGTCGAGGGCCGACTGGCTCATTACCACGCCGAGATCTTTGAGCGTTTCCGTTTCACCAGTAAATACGGATTTCAGCTTGATGTAAGCTAAGTCCTGACTAATGTTATAGAATGATGCCACATCGCCAGTCAACTGTGTCAGAGCCGTTGACATATCATAAGCCTGTGCTTCAGAGAAACCGAATGACTTAGACATTGCTCCGAACGTACCGACATACTGTTTTGCCATGGTTTCTGACAGTCCGGCAGAATTCATGGCGTTCTTTGCAAATTCATTTACTTTGTCGGACATGGTGGTAAATGTAACATCAACCACGTTCTGAACTTCTGCGAGGTCGGAACCGAGTTCCACGCACTCTTTCCCAAACTGCACCAATTTGCCGACAGCAAACGCCCCACCAATTAGCAGACCAATTTTTTTTACAGCACTCCCAAGGCCGTTAAATGACTGTTTTATAGCTGATACCCCATTTTGGACGCCTGACGTGTCCATTCTGGTATCAATAATGACTGAGCCATCAGCAGCCATGTGTCCACCTCCTAACTATTTGAGGTTCAACATCTCATTCAGCTTATCTTTATAAGCTTGCTCCTCATCGCTGAGACGTGTTTTTATATCAATAATGTTCTTATTTTCCTGATAGAATTTCTTTTCCCATTTATCGAGCTTTTCACCCTTTGCTTTTTTTGACCGGATTCCAACGACCGTGTTGAACAGACATTCACCGGATTCCATGAAATATCCGAAGAATGTCCACCAGTGCATGTACGGTACGGCTCTGATTTCTTTACCGGCAACTTTGTTCACAGCCGGTACGATCATGTCTCCGTCTTGCTCCCAGTCCATCAAACGGGGTTTAGGGTGGTTCGGATTATCGTTAGATTGTCCACAGTCGATGAACTCCGATGCTTTCTGACAAGCTTCGTCCAGACACTCAGGCGGTATGCTCTGCCAGTCCTCAAACAGAATCTGCAACATAACAACTGCTTTCGCCTGCTCGTCTAATTCCGGGTCGTTCATGGCTATGAGAATATCAATGATCGCTCGAAAATCTGTCCTGATAGAAAAATCCACCCCACTGATGTTGAGTGAGGTGGGAAGCTCATAGGCGGTCATTTTGTATACTTCTCCGTGTGCTTATTGACTGCCGTCTGCATTTTCTTTTTTCTCTTTTCGATCTCCGGTGCGATTGCTTCTGCGATCTTATCAAGAACAATGTAAGCGAACACCTGACCATTGCCGAACACAGTAGTTGCTGTGATTGGTTCCTTGAACAGGTCTTTTGACGCTTCATATCCGAGCAGATAATTGATTTTATCCTCAATCTGTTTATTCAGTTCCGCCATCTCTTTACCAGATGTGACTTTCTGGACGGAAGCCTTGAACTGTTCAAAGCACTCCTCCAGTTCTTCTGCGCGTGCTGCTACATTGATATCCGTCGGGTTCAGTTTGAAAGAAGAAAAAACTTCGTCTTCGTTATTTGTGAATGTAAAAACGAGAATTCCATCATCAATTTTTGTATTAATTACTTTTGCCATTTGGCGTGTCCTCCTTGTATATGTGCTTATTCACTGTCAGCTGTGAATGTACCGGAACTGATATCAAACTTTCCTTTTACACGTTCTCCAACATAGTTCACGGTAAACGGAATCTGATAGCCGGATGTATCACCGCCATAGGAGGTCGGCACAACGTAGCAATCCTGCTGGTATGCTTCATACTTGCCTGCTGTGGCTTCTGTCCAGAGATGAACCTCGACTGCTTTTGTTTTGAGGTTGTCGTCTTTGTATCTGTTGTCTACGATCTTCTGTAATGCCCCAAACAGATCGGATTCGGTGTCTGCATAAAACGGATCAGCGTCGGAAGAAACTTCGTAGCCGTTATGCTTGAATGTGGATTCTCCGAGAATGTTTTTAGATGTTTCAGTATCCGGATTGAGTTCTACGTTATACTCTTCCAGATCTTTTCCAAGACGCTCATATTTCGGCGTCAGTCCTCCACAGAGAGAACCTGCATCTATATAATGAGCCATGTATTTACGGTCAATTTTGCCTGTAACTGCCATAGAAATGTCCTTTCTGCCTATAACTCTTAAAAGGCTGTGTAGGTTAGCGACTATCTCCAATTGATAGCCGGTTGTTGCTTGTTATATTACTTCATAAGTGTTTTCGTAGCGTACCGATAATGGCAATAGCCAGTCCTGCACACCGCTCTCCTGTGGCTCTAAACCATATGAGTTATCGCGTGTGATGCGTTTTATCACTCGCCCCTGAGAAAGCTCAGGAAACGCATTTAAGCGTGTCTCAGAGCCGTTTATGACAACTGGTTCCCGGCATATCCATTTGCCAAGGCTGTCAAGGAACTTCTGAACAGATAGTTTCTGCCTTTCCTTGTCAGATGCTGTTCGATATACCACATAGAATGGGTACTGGCATACCTGATGCATTACTCCGCATACATCTTCTTTTTCTGAATAGACCAACGCCCCGTTGTCTGCCGAGAATGCAATTCCTGATTCCTTGCCGAGTTCCTCAAATTTGATTGTTTCATTATCGTACAGTCCCGGATACTGATTCAGAAGTGCTTTCATGGCATCTGTCAGAATCTCATATCCAGTTGCATCTTTTCCGATAGGCTTATCTGCCATGTCTGCCACCTCCTGCCTGTGCTTTTACTTTACGAATCCACGTACTGCCGTATTGTCGTTTAGCGGCATCAAACCACTTTGCCTGTGCCCGTGGGTGAGCCTGTTTGGTGTATTCAAGATTTTCCTTTGCGGCTGTCTGACCAGAGAACTGACTGACAAGGACTTTCTTCGCATACTGCCGAGCGTAAGGACTTCCGGTCAGCTCGTCCACCATCGTTTTTCCCATATAGAGGAATCTGCCATAAGGCTCTGCCGCCGCACAAACAAAGCCCGTGCCTTGCATAGAGGAGCTTCTTGCCCTTGTCTTATCGATAAAATCTCCTGAAATCATTGGCATGAATGGAACCATACTGTCCATGACCATTCCATCAAGGAGATACTGAGCTTCTTGATACTGTCTGGAGAATCTATCCATATTCAGTTTGATTTTCATATCTCCGTCAACTATGGAGAATCCTTTGAAATGATGAATCTTACTCATATTACTTACCCAGAATCTCAAAATGCGGAATTAGCGTATACGGACCGCCCACACTGGTAATCTTGAACACGTTATCCTTATTCTCATTCATGTACTGATAAAATCCATTCCGATAATCGCTGTCAATTACCGTTCCGCCAGTCCACTCACCTTCCCAAAAAAACGACTCGTCCGAGAATGTGATAGTATCTTCCAGAGCGTTGTTAATCTGCCTTTTCCACTCTTTAGGCGGTACATATGGGAGAATCTTACCATTCCTGTCAGCAATGGTTATATCGCCGTTCTGGACAGCATAACGGATGTGCAACTGTGCGTTGTCTGTTGCGTCTGGCCCGTACTTTTTAATGATTGCCCCTTTGTCCGTAATGAGGTCAACGCCGGATAAAACATGAGGATACCAGTACGCATCTCCAGTCGTGGCAC